AAAACTTACATCTGGAAACATGCTGGTGTTCGACCTGGAGACGAACGGACTTCTGAATGATGTTACCCGTATCCACTGTCTTGTTATCTATGACAGTGAGACTGACCAAACAATGGTTTACAACGACGAAGGTTCTGAAGAACCCATTGTTCGTGGGATTCAAAACCTTGAGACTGCGGATGTCATTGTCGGACATAACGTCATCGGCTATGACATCCCAGTTATCAAAAAAATCCATTCTTGGTTTACACCAACCGCCTTGGTCATTGACACCTTACTTTTGTCGCGGTTATATCACCCGGACATGATGGCGATTGACAAAAGAAGGAACATCAAACATATGCCTAGTCAACTCTATGCAAGACATAGTCTTGAATCATGGGGTTACAGACTCGGTGAATACAAAGGAGAGTTCGGTAAAACTGCTGACTGGAAAGAATGGTCAGAAGAAATGCAGGAGTACTGCAAACAAGACGTCAACGTTACTAGACAATTATGCGACCACTTCCACCCCTACCTGAGTGGGTTGCGTTAGAGCACAAGGTTGCTCAGATACTTACAGAGCAAGAACAACATGGATGGTATTTCGATGAGCGATCTGCATGGAAACTTGCATCGTCTCTCACACAAGAACTTCAAGATCTTGAAAAAATACTTCGGCAACGCCACCCTGACGTCGCAGGAAGTGAGTTCACTCCAAAGCGAGATAACAAGACTAGCGGCTACATCAAAGGAGCAGCCTTCACACGCCTCAAAGAACTAAACCCAACATCACGGGATCATATTTCATGGATATTGCAGCAATACTATGGCTGGAAGCCGACGCAGATGACAGCTACTGGGAAGCCTATCGTAGACGAAGTTATTCTGACCGAGATTGGATCAGAGATTTCTATGATGTTTGCGAGATGTTTGACGGTAACGAAAATGCTTGGGATGCTCTCGAACGGCGTGAACGCATGGCTGAAGCTAGTTACGAAACATAATCGCATACATCACCATTGTTCTATAGCAACATCCACACATCGATGCGCCCACAGACGTCCAAATTTGTCCCAAACCCCAAGTGATAATGAATTTAGAAAGTTATTCCAGGCATCCCCTGGTCAAGTTATGGTGGGTGCCGATCTTAGTGGCATCGAGCTTAGGATGCTCGCCCACTACCTTGGAAAACATAGCCCCGAGTTTGGAGATACCCTCCTCAATGGAGACATCCATCAAGTCAACGCTGATCGAGTTGGAGTCAGTAGAAGAGCAATTAAAACAATTACCTACGCATGGTGCTATGGAGCAGGTGATGAAAAAATAGGTCATAGTTTTGACCCACAACTATCATCAGCTCAAGCTAAAAAGAAAGGTAAGGAAATCAGAGCAGCATTTGTGAAAGCAATTCCAGGTATGTCTCAACTTCTAGTTGATATTGCTGCTGCTGCTAAACGTGGATACGTGAAAGCAATCGACGGTAGGAAGATCATCCTAGAAAGCCCTCACAAGGCATTGAACTACCTTCTTCAGTCATCTGCCGGTGTGATTTCCCGCAGATGGATGTTAATCAATCAAGAGACAATACAAGAGACTAATCTTTGTTGTTCTCAACTAGCCTACATTCATGACGAATTACAATTCGAGTGTGAGCCAAAACACTCAAAAGATTTGGCAACATCCCTGGTATATAGCGCTGCAGCGGCTGGCGAATACTACAACATGCGACTCCCAATCGCAGCAGAAGCGAAAATCGGAAACAACTGGGCGGAGGTACACTGAATGAAGTTATTGGTAGACGCAGACTTCATTGTCTATAAGTCTTGCGCTGCCGCTGAAACAGAAATTGACTGGGGTGATGATGTCATCCTAGTAACCAGTAAATTTAGCGATGCGTACAAAAATGTTCAAAAAGAACTAAATAGAATAAAGAGCCAGTTTATGTGGGACACACCTGAACTGATGTTGTTTTTCAGTGACTCAAAAAATTTCAGGAAGAAAATTTATCCTGATTACAAGGGACATCGAAACAGGAAAAAGCCCTGTGGATATAGACGAGTTATTGAAAACCTAAAAGATGAATACGACGTTGTCATGTTGCCAGAACTAGAAGCAGATGATGCCATGGGTATTTATGCAACAGCTAACCCTGGAAACATTATTGTTAGTCCTGATAAAGACATGCGTCAGATACCTGGACGTTTGTACAACTTAGATGAAACGTTCACAATCACGCCTCAAGACGGTGCAAGATGGCATCTTATTCAAACGCTAGCTGGTGACCAAACAGATGGTTACAGTGGTGTTCCGGGAATAGGTGTTAAAAAAGCTGTGGCATTGTTTGAAGACAAGGGCTACAGCTGGGAAACTGTCGTTGACGCATTTAAGAGTAAGGATCTTACAGAAGAGGATGCCTTATTGAATGCAAGGCTTGCTCGAATCCTTACTAATAATGATTATGACACTTCCAATAAACGAATCATCCATTGGACCCCCACCTCCAGTTATCGAATTGACGATGGAGCAGTCCTTCAAGATAAGACGACTTGAAGACCTTTTACCTAAATCAGATAAAGATGATCTTATTACCGTCTTCCTTGCCTTACAAAGACAGAACTTCGTCTTGTCAAACACTGTAAGTAATTTAATTAAAAAATGGCCCATTCACCCATCCACTACACGAGAGGAGACATCGAAGTCTGGGACTTCATCAGAGACCAAGGACTAAATTATTTTAGAGGTAATGCTATTAAATATATTTGCCGAGCCGGTTTCAAAAGTCCTCACACAGAGATTGAGGACATTAAAAAAGCTATCCACTATCTTGAAAATGAGTTACACCACGCATTGCACCAAAGTGAGTTTGAGCGATCAAGCACAGGAGTTTCGTTCCGCCTACGGAATGCAGAACTCATGGGACAACCGGACCATGCAACGGGATTTGATCGTTGAAGAGTTCCAAGAATTTATACAATCAATGCGTGAAGGATATGAACAGGAAATGAAAGAACTTGCAGATCTTGTTTATGTCTGTTTTCAATACGCTGAAAATATGGAATGGGATCTGGAAACAGCATTAGATCGTGTCCATAAATCAAACATGTCCAAGCTTGGTTTGGACGGTAAACCAATCCGCCGTAACGACGGCAAGGTTCTTAAAGGACCGAACTATAAACCACCTGTACTAACCGATCTTGTCAATGTCTGAACTTATCTCTAGAACTGGCCGGGTTCAATCCTGGATGGACGACCCAGAAGGACGTCTCCCCGTGTCGTGCACGGTATTTGTTGTTGAAAATGAAATGGAAGGACCTAATGGAATCGAAGCGAGCTGGAGATTTGCTAGTCACGCTCTACGCAACGGAGCGGGATGCGCAATCCATCTATCAAGGCTTGACCCCAGAGGCTACGAGAGAACATCAGGGGTTGTGGCGTCTGGTCCAGTTTCATTTGGGCGCATCTATTCAGGCCTTAACGAAACTCTCAGGCGAGGAGGTAAGTACAAGAATGGGGCGATAGTCCTTCATCTTGATGCTTCTCATCCTGATATTGAAGAATTTATTGAAGCTCCTCGTGACTATCTTCCGTGGGTCAAACGGTGTGTCAACATCTCACAAATGTGGTGGGATGGTATGCATGACACAACAAAACAAAAACTACTCCGTGGTATTGCTGCGGGAGACATCTGGTTAAACAAAGTAAAATACGATGACTACGGAAATCGAATCAGGGGAAATGTCTGCCTTGAAGTATATCTGCCCTCACGCGGAACATGCTTGTTGCAACATGTCAACCTCTCTGCCTGTGAGTTCAACACAATCCCTGAAGCTTTTGTTCAAGGTATGCAGGAACTGTGTCAACTCCACGCTAAGACTGGTGTCGGCGCTACAGGCGAATACCTCACACCTGAAACGGACAGACAAGTTGGTCTTGGAATGCTCGGACTGGCAAACCTTCTTCGACGGGTTGGAGTTTCCTATTCCCAATTCGGGCGAGCCTTAGAACAATACAATAATGGAGAAAAGAAAGTTTCCCCTGCATACGAGCTTGCGTCACAGCTCGCTAAAGGCATCCAGCAGGCTGCCAAAATTGCAAGGGATAACAACATGGACAGAGCCTTTGCAATCGCCCCTACAGCGTCTTGCAGCTACCGCTCAAAGGGTCTTGATGGCTTTACTTGTACTCCTGAGATCGCTCCACCTATTTCCCGTACTGTTGATCGAGACAGTGGGACATTTGGAGTGCAAACTTACAGCTACGGTGACGTAGAAATTGCATCTGAAGTCGGCTGGGATGCGTACAAAAAAGTAGCCGATAATATAATGATTTTGCTAGAAAAGACTGGACTTCTTCACGGGTATAGCTTCAACAGTTGGAGCGACGTCGTCACATATGACGAGACCTTTATCGAAGAGTGGCTTAAATCGCCCCAGACTTCCCTCTACTACTCACTCCAAGTAATGGGTGATGTACAAGATAAGTCAAGTGCGTTCGCTGCTTTAAGTGAAGAAGAAGTTGATGATTATCTTGCAGACCTATTCATGGAGTCACCTATTGAACCTCAATGTGATTGCCAAGAATGAACCCTTATCAGAAACTAATTAGCCGGAAACGGAAATGGACACCTGTTAAACCAACAGCAGGTAAATGTAAAGAAGGTGCAGAGGAAGCAATCCTCCGTGCCTTAGCACTCCGCCACATGGAACTACCCGTAGGAGATTTTATTACCGATGCTTTGTCATCTGAAGTACCGCCACTCGCCAGAGAGATACTACACAGTAACGTTACCGATGAAGAAAACCACGACCTGGCACTTGGTTACGTTTCCGAGTCTTACGGCGTTGATGAACAAGCTGAGAAAGAAGCGATCAGAATCAGAGATGCGTGGATTGCGCATCCTGATCACACGATCACCAAAGCAATGGTTGCCGAGCGTGCAGTTTTCTTTGTTCTACTACCATTCTTTCGCCGTAATGGTAACGACGGTATGCGAACAGTATCAGCGGACATAAGTAGAGATGAACAAATTCACGTTGCTACCAATAGTATTGTTCATCGGGAGTTGGGGCTTGATATCTCTCCTAGTCTTGATAAACTCCGCAAGGCAACTATCCACTGGGTGATGCAACCCTTGGGTAATAACGCCTCAAAACATTTGGACCAAAAATTTTGGCTAGATGCATCGGACAACCTGATGTATCAAGGCAAAGCTCCAGAACTAAGTGACACAAAAGCAGGACGTATGCCTGCATTCTTTGAACACAGCAATGTAAACCTCCCGCAGTACGCTTAATGAAATGGTTTATTGCTTTCTTGATTGGCATGCTTTGTTTTATACAGGCATACCATATTCATTGGCATAAACACTGTCCTGCATGTGAAATTTGTGAGTATTGATGACCCTTTCACCCAATATGCTTGAAGTCTTTGGCATGGAAGCCAAAGCAGTCTTACATCAGATGCAAGAAAGGTTTCCACCTGTCAACCCATCCCCTGAAGACTCTATCGAAAAAATTATGTACCGCTCGGGGCAACGTTCAGTTGTCGAGTGGCTTATAGATAAACTTGAAAACGAATGAAACCACCCTCTTTCAAAAAAACTGAACTATTTTGTAATCCTAAACTTGTAATCCGTAGATCAACAGTATGTAATGGTTGGGGTGTCTTTACGACGGAGGATATTGAGCCCGATGAAATTCTACAGGAGGCTCCATACTTTCTTATTGACACCGATGAGGTTTCAGATAACTCAAATGTAATTACATACAGTTATGGTATGCATGGAACACAAGCTTCTGTTCCCCTTGGTTTTGGTGGACTATATAATCATAGTGAAACACCAAACGCTGAGAATGCATACAACGAATACTATGGATTTATGATCCACTTTGCTACGGAATTTATTTCTGCTGGCAGTGAAATTTTTATTGATTATGGAGTAGGAGATCCAAAATGTTTTAACGAGGAATAACCTATGGGTAAAAGGAACATGATGGGGATGATGGGCATGGGAATGAGCATGATGAATGCTCCCATGATGTCATCCCCCATGAGGGCTCAGCCAATGAGGGCTCAGCCAATGATGTCACAGCCAATGATGTCACAGCCAATGATGGGTTTGATGAAGATCCAAGAGGATAAGAAACCCAGTCTAATGATGGCTCTTAAGGATGCGCTTGCTGACGGTAAGCTCACCATGATGGAAAAGATGGAGCTTAAGAAACAGTATCCAATGGCCGAAGCTTCTGGCAAGCTTGACATGCAAGTCATGATGGCATTGGAGAAAATTAATAAGGTTCAATCGCCAGTCGTAATGGCTCAGCCAATGAAGCCAAGCTTGATGAAGGCTATTAAGGAAGCTTTATCTGACGGCAAGCTAACCATGATGGAGAAGATGGAACTCAAGATGGAGTTCCCCATGGCTGCAAAATCTGGAAAGCTAGATAATACAATCATGATGATTGCAGAGAAGAAAGAACTAATGGGTGTCCTGATGGATGCCAAGAAGTCTGACACTCCAATCATGATGATGATGCGAGAAATTTCTGAAGGCATCAAGATACTTCAATCTAAGGAAGGAACAGAAGCAGATAGAAAATTTGCAGCCACTAATGCTTTTAGAAAGAAGGTTGGATTGCCACCTATTACTCGTGAAAAATTTGAGGCGGATGCTGCTGCAGATGCCGAACGAAAAGCACGAAGAGCCATGCGTACCATGATGCAAAACATGGGGATAAAAATGGCTATCAAGGAAGCTTTATCTGATGGCAAGCTAACCATGATGGAGAAGATGGAACTCAAGAAAGAGTTTCCTAAAGCTGCTAAATCTGGTCAGCTGGATAAGAAGATCATGATGGTCCAGATGATGCTTGAACCTATCAAGATGGATGCTAAGCCAGTGCCAATGATGGCAACGGGTATCAAGATGGCAATCAAAGATGCCTTGGCTGATGGCAAGCTCACCATGATGGAAAAGATGGAACTCAAGATGCAGTTCCCCATGGCTGCTGAATCTGGGAAGCTTGAGAAGAAGGTCATGATGGCCTTGAAAAAAATCAATGAAGTTCAACAGCCAGCCAAGAAGGCTGAGCCTATGAAGCCAGCCAAGAAGGCTGAGCCTATGAAGCCA